CGGTCGCTTATATCGACGGGGTCCATCTCTTGCTGCCCCAAGGCACTCAAGCCCAGAACCGCCGCAGCGCCGGGTCCAAAGGTCCTGAAAGTGCCCAACTTCAAATCATTTTTTATGAAATCTTGTATCGCGTCTGAATCGAAAGGTTGACCCTCAGCTTTCAGATATTCGCGTACTGCGCCTGTATCTACTTGACCACGAGGTAAAAACAAGTTTTTAAGCGCCTCCACTCGGCCACCGAGCAGGGCGTCTGACCCTTCTATACCCGTAAAAATTTGTTTGACGCTCTCACCAACTCCCGGCACCTGCAAACTTTCAAAAGTTGGTGCACTTACGTCAGGAGAAACGTCAGGTGTTACGGTTTGTAAAACTGTGTCAACGTCAGAAATAGTTTGCTGCGCTTCGGGGAACAATTCCAGCGATGCATCAACAGGGGGCGGAGCGCCCGGCAATCGTATACCGGCAACTTGTGAGGATGTTGCATCGACTATATCTGCAGGACTCGCAGGAGTCACGACACCAGCGGTGGCATCGGGGACAACCGGCTCGCCGGGCGACAAGAATTCTGTCGTGATAACAGGCTCGCCGGGAGCAGGAACAGTGCCAGCAGCTTCTAACGCAGCATCCATAACAGGAAGATCTGTGCTCAACGCGTCTTCTAGTTTAGCGTCAACCTGTGCGGTGGCATCAGCCTGTGGCCTTGCCTCAAGCTCCGTAGGACCGGTCAGACCTATGACATCTGTACCTTTACCAACCGCCGCAGAAAGCGCGGCTGCTTTCAAAATATCTTCGGGCTTACCGCCACGTAAAGTGGTGCTGATAGCAGCTTCTGTGCCCAGACGCCCGGCGGTGGATTTAGCCCAATCAAATTTGTTTCCGAGTTTCCCTGCGGCGAAGCTTGATATTCCGCCTATTGCGGCTGCTTTCAAACCGTCTTTGAGACTTCCGCCTTGAATGACAGCGGAGGCTCCGTCCACAATTGCAGAAGCCATAACGGGATTTATCGCGCCACCGGTAAAAAACACAAGAGCCGCTTTAGCGACAACCGGCAAAACCTTTTTAACGATCTTTTTCAGGCCCCTGAAAAGTTTCTTCAAGAAAAACTCAGGTTGGCCGGTGATCGGGTTAATCGAATTCAGTTCGTTACCAACGACGTAACGCTCTGGCTCAATTCCCATGATGCGCATTTCTGCAAAAAGTTTGTCTTTCAGGGCAGGGTTTTGCTTAAAGACCTCCATCGGTATGACAGTCTCGCCTTCAGCAGCGTGGACCATGTACTCGTCTTCGTTGCGGCCATATTCAGCTAACTTGTCAGCTATTTTTACAACGTTCGTAATACCTTTGGGTGGCACCTCATCATCGTCGTCGGCCCAAGAGCCGGTTTCGGCGGTCAAAAAGGTAGCAATACCGCCCTCGGGTATAGGAACCTGATCGAGTTCATCGAAGTCGTCGTATTTAAGTGCAGCTTGTCCCATGTCCCGAGTATACGCCTTTTTTATTTGCTAAAACTAATTCAACCGCTGATATTTACCACGATAGATCCATTTGTGATGACTTGAACTGCCCCCACTTCGCCAACGGCTTCTAGCTTAGAAACCGTGAAAGGTACAGGGTCCGAGAGGTTCACCCACTCATTGCCTGTGTATAACTGTAATCGTCCCACCGAAGGGTTCCAAATCAAAGCCCCTGCGTCAAATTTCAGTTCGTCTCTGTCCTTTGTCGTAAATTGTGGCGTGGCATCTGGATCGAAAGCATCTAAACTGATCTCCAGCAACCGCACCGTGCGGTTAAAAGTAGTACCGTCAACAGAGTCACCGTTCGGTACGAAGGGTAGTCTGCCCTGCAGTAGCTTGCTCATCTTCGACCGTTCGGTTGTAAGTCAAGTCTCGTACCACCAATACGGAAACCCACGCCAGTTCTGACACCAACATCCCCATCGTCATCAGATTCGAAACGCACGACTGCTTGTCTGCCGCGAGCACGAGTGTCGATTTTCGTTGTACTGGCCGTAAAAGACGTCGTTTGGTCCGTGGTCAGTGAGTCGCCGGGAAAGTTACGTGCCTTGATTACCAGATTGATCTGCTGTGTGCTGCCAGAATCTCCAGTGAACTTGACGTCCGGTATGCACCGTCGAATAAACTGAAACTGTTCTCCGTCCCCAAGATCGAAGTCTGCACTCTCGATAAAGACGTTATCCATCGGTGACCCGTCGTCATCGAAACCAGTTTCGTGGGAGAAAATGTAGCTTGTGTCGCTGGATTTACCTGCCGCTCTGGGGAAACTTTCCAAGCCTTCATCCAGCCAAGCAGTGCGTGAAAGGTTCCCAATCGCCCAAGTGCGCTCAACATAATTGTATGTGACGTACCGGTCGATGACGTTCGTAGCAGCAGAACAGTAAAACCAGCCAACCTCGTCGAATTGCTTGTTCAAGAAGCCAAAAAATTGAAATGATTGACCCTCGTTGATGTCGTCAAAAACATAAGAACGAACGCTGCAGGGCACGGGCGTCACACTACCTTGGTATTGGTAAAAACCTTTTTTGTCCATCCAGAACACGCCAGCGGGAGTGTTAACCGCAGCGTTGGGTCCGACTAAGCTCACGCCTTCGTTGATGAGATTCAGGCCAAATGTCAGGGGCGGCCCGATGAATTGAAGGCTGTAAAGTGCCACGTCAGTCCAGATAAGCGTCTCCTGTCTGGCCCGGAGGCCGCCAATAATCTGTGATCCAGCAGAGCAGCGAAGAGAACCGGCTGTATTTGTAGACGTCGGGAACCACTCTGCGGGGTTTTCTTGATCTGAAAACGCGACAAGTAAGGGATCAGATGTGCCCGTTCTTGCCGTTGCTGTATCGTTGATTGGATCTGCGCCCAACGCAATGACATGACGGTCCACGTCAGAGACAAGGACTTGAAGAGCGACCGTGGGCGTAAAGTTCGCACCAGACAAATCAGCAATATCTACTGCTCGGTCTGTGCCCAAAGTTTTGGCACTTGTGTCCCAGTAGTAAATGCGTCCCGCCCGCACATTGGCAATTAGGTCTTCGCCAAAACTGTCCAATGACCAAAGCCGCAACTGATTCAAAGAACTCAAGGCACTCGAAGAACCCCACGTCCCAGAACCCCAAGCACCAGCACCCCAACCTGTGCCATCTACAAATACGTCCAACCCTACGTTGATTTGATACGCGCCAACGACGGAGCTACCGCCGTTGCCGGAATCGCTGCTGTTTGCTGTGACTGTAGTGCCCGAGGTGTCTTTTGCCGTGATTACATACACACTGGTGCTAGTGATTGAGTCGATTTCATACTCTTGATTAAGCACGGCGGCAGTAACGTTACCACCAAGGGATGAAGCGCCACTGAAGGTGACAAAATCGCCTTTGGCTGCTCCGTGAGCAGTGTCCGTCACATTGATAGAGCTAGACCCGTTAGTTGCTCCAAAAGTGACATCCCCCGCTGCAGTCGTCGAGCGTATAGGTGTAATGTCATTGAAATTAGCACCTGACTGTATATACAGTTTTGACGTCGTGCCCAAAGCCAAAAGCTTTGTGCCCTCAAGCGACGTCCACCCCAACAGCTTTCTACCTGTTCCTATGAAAGACGCTTGCAGGAATTTTACCCAACCACCGATTTTTTCTGGCAAGCCTTTCCTAAAACGAACCAGATTCCCATCAAACCATCCACCCTCCGCCGTGTAATCAGTGCCCTCTTTATTTATACCCGGATTGAAGATGAATTTTTGTAAGGGCATCAGATATACTCACCTGCACGGATCATTTCGGTAACTCGGACCGCCCTCATACCTACTTGCTTCGCCCACTTGCTATCCATGAACTCATCGGCTGCAACGTCAAACTGCTCCCTGCTCATGGCGGTCAAAGCATTTGTGAACCCACGCAGTTTGGTGAGACCCAGATTGAAACAAATATCGACCATCGCATCGCGTCTAGCTTCGTTGAGTCCGCCAAACCAAAAATACGTGTCCTGTAGCTCTTGTTTTACTCGCTCGATGTCGTTTTCCAATAGGTAGTCTATTTCATCATCAGACAGCCCGAGACCCGACTCTGAAATATTTCTGCCAACGCCAATCGTTTCGTAGCCAGCAGAGCACAAATAAACCTTTGACTTCACGCCCTCGTGACGCTTGATCATCTCGACAAGCTTACTCATTACTTTTCTCGCGCTACCTTATTGACCTTCTCGTAGCTACGCATCGCACCAAGTCCTAACATTCCCATCATCACAGGAACCAGAAGCGTCGTATCCACTTCCGGCACTGCCACCCAGATGCCTAATATGTTTACGATGATGGTGTTGTAGAGTAGGCCAAACGCACAGATCCATCCAATGCAAGGACGCCATCCTCCGATAAACAACGAGCCGGTGGCGGCTTCTGCTTTGTTTATTTCTAGCTGAGCCAACATCGCCTCTTGCGAATGTTTTTCGCTCATGGTTGCTATCTCATGAGCGAGCTTTGCCTTTTGGTCTTTGTCTTCTATGAATTTATCGAGCAGTCCTGTTACTGGACCCACCAATGAAGCAACTATGCTCATCTACCATTCCCTCTGTTTGACCATGCTTGCGCTCCGAAGAACGCAGCCAATATACCTGCGACCGACACAAAGTAGACTGAAGCCATATCGCCCAGAATGCTTGCCGCCTGCACCAGTCCAGCCCAACTGCTTACGACCACTAAAGATGGATACAAAAGCATGCCCCATAAGGCGAACCAACTCATACTACGTTGAGCCTGCGCTCTTTCGTTACTTATCTTGAGTTCTTGAAGTTCCTTGCTAGTCTCCAACTCATCATCAGTGACGATACCATCGCCGTCTGCATCGTATTCGGCGTAATCACTACCGTCTTCCAGTTTCTTTGCAGCCATCTCAGTCATAGAATGGTGTGTTTGGCGGTACTTTAACAGGGATACAATAGGCTGTAATGTTCTCTTGGTTGTTCAAGCGCCTGCCCTCTATCGGCTTGATCGTCCCCTGTTCCAACCAATAAGCAAATTGATTGCACCTGTGAATGTTGCGGAAGTGAAATCTACCCGCGACTTGCTCGCCCTCGACCAGCATGACAAGCAGAAACGCCATAATCATCCGAAGGCTTTGAGAATCAACACAAAGATCAAAACTGCGATGCCGCCTCCAATAATCAGAGTCGTGCCGCCAACAAGGAGTTGTTGAATAAGGATTTGCTTTTCGCGCTTACGTTTTGCCATCAGCCTAGCGTGTGCCCTCCTGTCTTGTTCCTGCTGTCTTATCGCTTGGTCATAGTCTTCTAGCAGTTTTGGGTCCGCAACTAAGAGCAAATCCCTCAGATCCTTTTGATATCGCTCTTGATTCCTGCGAAGCATTTGCAGCTTGAGGATGTCATTTTTTGAGAGCGCATTGAACGTGGAGCTTCTACGTTGTACCTCAAAGTTGTTAAGGGCCTCTCCAAAATCAGACACCAAAGCCATCGCCTGCTGCACGTTAGCTTTGCCTTCATTGACATTTTGAATCACCGAATTGATCTGCTGAAGGAGCATCCCGGCGGCTGCAACAGACTCGATAATCACGCTTCACCCCATGAAAAACTGAGGCAAAGCTGCCGCTGCAATCAGTGCATACAGTCCATAGATAAGATGTTCTAGGTGTTTGAACTTAGCAGAGCCTTCTGCAAGGCGTTCTTCGATACGCTGATAACGCAGGGCACACTCTCGCTCATGGGCGTTAACTTCGTTCAATGCTTTTTCGCCTGCGTCACTCATACCGATATGTTTACTCTTTGGCTTGGCGCTAATTGTTGCGCCTCAACCCTGTTACCCTCTTTCGTATAGATTGTCGGTATTATCGTTTCTACCGCTTCGCGCACAGTCTCGCCCTCAGCGCCCGTTCTTAACCGCTCCTGCTTTTGCACAGCGACTTGCTTCCAACTGATCTGCGCTGTGTCATTAATGCTTATTTCCATGTTGTGATCCCTCTACAGGAAAACAATTTATATTGGCAGCTACTGTCCTTCGCTCGCCTTCCCCCTGAAACGGGTAGACCATGTGCTGCATCCAACTCGGAAACATATATAGCCTACCCACTTGCGGCCTTACTACGACGTTCTGCGTAGGTTTGAGCCGCTCTCTATCCCATGTGCTGCTCTGTCCGTAGTTGAAGCAGAGACAGCCATCGCTTTCGCCAGAAGCATTGTACAGCCCGTATTCTTGCGATCCCGGCCTTGGCCCTTGGACAATCTGTGGTGGCACCTTTGTCCATGTCGTACAGCTAATACCCATGATCGTCTTTGTGCCATGATCGTGTATCGGGTTGTAATCACCTTCGTAG